CATGCCTCTAAAGCGGGCACAAAAAGAACGTTTGCGTGGACCTCCTCCGGGCTGTGGAGCCTTGAGGTTAGAGCCGGTAGCTGCGTTGTACTTCCTTCTACCGGCTGCTGTAAGACCTCCTTTACGGCTCTTGTGTTTGCCGATACGTAGGGAGACATTTCTCTTTCTTACTTTTTTACGTGCCATTATACTAGACCTTTCTTTAATCTAACGTTACCTATTCTGCCAGCTCCAAAGTCAGGTAGTACTCTCTTGTAAGATTCGCCAGTTTTAATACTTGTACCTGTGTCGATTCTTACATTAGAATGTGGTGCACCTACTATGCCTGCCATCATAGGATTGATCTGCATCTGCTGTACAAGAGGTACAGGTAACCCATGTATGTCAGGATTGTACTGTCCAGCGTCATAGAGTTTTCCTCCAGTCTGCATGTAAGCACGACCTTGTCCATCTAAAAAGAACCCATCTACAGTTACATAGTTCATGATAGATGCATCAGGTTCACCGTCAGCTAAGTTAGCTAGCTTGAAAGGTGCTTTACCGGGTAGGTAGGGGCTTGATGGTACTCCATCTTTACCCGGTGCTTTGACTGGTTTATTGGGATCATCTTTTGGTAGAGGTTCTGCCATAGCTAGCCCCGGCTCACCTCTGTTGTACATAGATAATATTAGGTCGTCTTGATAAGACATGACTATTTCCTTTTAATTCCTATTTTTTTTCCAGCTTTTTTAACAGCTGCTGCTGCTGCTTTTTTCCCTGCTGGTGTGTAGGGATATTTTTTTCCGTTAACTTTTGGCATTAGAAATTTACGTTAGGTGATCTGTCTAGTTTGTCCATGATCTCTCTGCGATAAGCTGGATCATTATCATATCGTGGATCTCCCATAGCTCTTACAACTTCCTGTTGACTACGGAACTGATCTCCACCTTGTTTAGGTGCTTTACCTTGTACCATTTTACCATCGTATCCTACTGCATCATTGTATGCGTAGGCTAAAGATCTGACTGCAAAGAAAGCAGCTAGTGGATCTCCTTTCTGCATGACGGCATCAAACATGTTTATCTCTTGTTCACTTAGAGATGTTTGTGCCCATTGTACCATGTTAGTATAGTTCTGTTCTCCACCTACAACTCCTTTTAGTTGTTGTATATCATTTGGTGTAAAGTCTCTGCCTTGAGCAGTGCCATTTTCAGCTTGCTGTCTATAGTCTAGATACATGTTAGCTATATCAGTAGGAGCCATGTTATTTATTTCTTCAGTTAGTTCTTCAGAAAACTCATCTCCTGATATGGCTGCTTCCCAGACTCTGTCTAGTATGTTAGCATCTTCATCTGACTCATACTCTTCGTCTTCGTACTCCCCTTCTTCTTCTTGGGGTTGTTCATCATTGTTAAGCTTTTGTTGTAGCTCAAGATAACCTTTCTCTAACTCTTCAGCATTTTTATACTTGCCAGCTAGTAAGTTGTCCTGAGCTTCTTGCATCTGCTCACCAACTTTTAAGGAGTCCTGTTCTTCTGCTGAGAGATTGTCAATAGTTGTTGTCTCAACATTAGGCTCCATTGTTAGTATTTCTGCCATTTTTTATTGTGGTGGTTGTTGTTGATTTTTTGAAGGATCTAGCATTGGTGCTTTCAGTATAGCTGGTGTTGCTTTAACAGCTTCCATCTCAGCTTCTTGTTGTGCTTCTTGCTGCTCTTCCTGTTGTATATCTTCCATACTCTTGACAAGATTGAGCACATCTATACCTTGTGCAGCTGCTAGTCTTTTAACTACTTCTTCCGGATTAATATATTTCTGGATAGCTTCTGGTCCCATTGTCTGAGCTATAGTCTGTAAGAATCCACCAAGTGCTTGTACATCTTGACCTCTGCCTAGACTATTTATACCAGCGACAATGATAGGCTTCACGATTCCCTTGGGTATACGTGGTATCTCTCCTGTCTTCTGGAATATACTGAGCTTCCTATTGAGATAAGGTACTAAGAACTCAACCGTGAGTAATCCGAAGAGCCCGCCAAGCTGTTGTTCTAGTTCCATTTGTGTCATGCGTACTTCTTCTGCGGTTGTACGTTCTGACTGCCGAACGGACAGGATCAGGAACGCTTCGTTCAATCGCTTCTCAAGTGTCTGCATGTGCTGCAACGCCGTAGCGAAGTCAGCTGTCTTACCAACTTGTATAACACCTATGTCATCTGGTCTACCTTGTACAATAGCACCATTGCCAGCTGCTGCTAGCGTCTGTGGTTTAGTTGTAGATGATGGTGATACAGTAAATACAACCTTAGCGGCTGCTGCACTACCTTCTACAATAGCCTGT